AGAGCGTGGAGTATCCACGTTTGCCCAGGCTTGGGCTGCCGCTATGGCTGTCCCTGGCCCTGATTGGGGTGATTCCTTAAAGATTGCGGGAGTTGCCGCACTTATTTGTATTGCTAAAGCTGTGGCCGCTACAAAGGTAGGCGATCCCGAAACGGCGTCACTTAGCGGTTAGGAATGAGGTTGTTCTGTGACGGAATATCGTCAATCAGGAGTTCTATATAGGGCATCAGGCGTGGCGTATGCGACGCCTACGACTATTACTCCTGCGACTATTGCGTGCACAGCAACAATCCCAACTAATTTCCAGTTTGAATACCGCCAATCTGGGCAGGCTTACAGAAATAGTTTCGACTATCGCCAAGGAATAATTTCAGGTAACACCTATCTGGTTGTTGCCACCCCAGCAACAATCGGTGTTACCACTTCAATCACAGCTACGGGTGGAATACCGAATGGGGTTAGCCCTGGGACTATCGGTGCGGTAGCTGCTGTCCCCAGTGTCGATATTGACGCTAACTATGTTCATGTCGATGCGGGCATAACGGCCATAGGTGCTGTACCTACCCCAACTCTTCTTATCGGCATCGTTATACATCCGGCTACGATCGCTGCCGTCGGCGGCATTGACCCAATCACTGGTGTAAACATCGTTTCACCTGACACTATCTTGTGCGTAGCCGCTGTCCCAGATACGGCTCAGGAAACACACGTATTTCCAGCAACACTAGCTGTTGACTGGACAGGTAACGGGGCGAGACAACTTTACGAATTCTATCCAGGTGCCACCGCTATCGTTCCACCTGTCGGATTACGTGATAAGCCCACTCCAGCGGCGTATGCGTTAGCTCGACATTATGTGGCAAGGCCACGTGCCGGGAACCTATTCATTATTAACGGAACATCGGTACAAGATTACCTCCCAGTAGATACCACAACAGTTACACGTTGGCTTCTAGGCGGTCATTTCCCACCCACAGATCTAACACCTAGTGAGATATCATTACTTGAAGCAAGCGGTTTCCCCATTGATGTAGGAGCAGGTGTTTCTTAATGCCCATATATGTTTATCGTTGTCTCGACTGCGGTCTATCCCTTGACGTGCGTCACTCGTTTGAAGAGACATATCAAGGAGACTGCGATGGATGTAGTGGTGTAGTACGCAAACACTTTGGGCAAGTGCAGATCTCTGCGTCAGCTACACCTACTCGTGGGGTTCACGATGGTAAAGCTATCGACTGGAAGGGAACTAAAACTAAAGAACGAAACAAAGATAGAGACATGGCAGCCTATAAACGGCTTCGCTCTGAAGGTCTTCACCCACCCTCTATAGATGGGGCTGCTGACCTTGAAACTCGGGCCGGAAATAAATGGGAAGTTAAAGCGGGACACATTATTAAAGAGGGGAATCGTAAAAAGGCTGAGTCACAGTTGCAGGAGATTTTGGAATGACAGCACAAATATGGATTGATGAAACTCGTGACATGCTTCTGTCAGGTTATGTCGAAGATTTAGACATACTCACTGGCATTGTTCCAGAAGCAACAGGAGTCTCCGAGATAATTGTTCAAGGCTACGCATCTTCTATCACCAAAGGTGTCGTCATCGAAATAAATGCTGAGTTAATGTACGTCGTTCAGATTGTTTCAACAACTGTTTCAGTATTGCGTGGCTATGCCGGATCAGTACCAGCGGCTCATCTAGCTAGTGACATTGTTCGTGTGTCACCCAAGTTCCCCACTCATCGAATCATTTCCTCTCTCAACGATGACCTTGCCGATATCTCATCACCCGCTAATGGCATGTTCCAAATGCGCACTACCACATTTGTATATAACGGTGGGGTAGCAGGCTACAAACTTGACACAAGCGGTTTTGTAGTTGACTCTATTTATGAAGTAACTCACGCAGCGGTCGGAGCATTAGCTAACGAACCAGAAATAATTTCGTGGCGACTCAAACGAGATAGAGACACTGCAGCATCAGCTTTCCCTAGTGGTAATGCTTTGATTCTTTATGATGGTGCAATACCAGGAAGAACAGTAAGAGTCTTATACAAGTCACCTCTTACCCCAATCGCAAACAGTACCACCCCTTTAGCCGATGTAGGTTTAGCAACCACAGCTTACGATCTGCCACCACTTGGTGCAGCTATGGCATTGATGACCACTCGACCAATCCGTCGAGAGTTTCTTGACGCCCAAGGATCATCACGACGAGCAGAAGAAGTGCCACCTGGTGCTATCTCAGCGTCGTTCCGTGATCTAATGGGACGACGACGAGCCCGCCTTGAAGCTGAATCAAGTCGTCTTGTCGCACAATACCCACAACAATGGAATCGTCATGCTGCTGTTCGTAGCCACTGGGGTTATGGGCAGTGAGTTTTAATGCCGAGTCGTTGCCAGTCGAGTTGAATGGCATTTCGTATCTTTTAGATACTGCTGCCTATCGACGGACAACTGTTCCCGTTTCACGTCAACAACGTGACAACAGTAAAGAACCCGGCGAAAATACTTTAGATACAACTGGTTCGTGGGTAAGATCCCAAACCGATTGGTCCTACGGGGCTGGTCAACTGTATTTAGATAATGAAGATTCGGATCGTCGCCGGTTTTATTCCTCAGACGGTATAGATATTTGGACTAAAGGACAGGTCACATTACTTCCTACTACTGAACCAGTTGCGACAACTGGTTTATTAGGTACAGAAGATCTAATCATAGAACGCTTTGTCAATGGAACCGACGGCACCGAATACCTTTACCTAGCCCACGACTCAACTGTCCACTACTCAACCGACGGTGGTACTACTTGGGATGTCAGTGGTGTTATTAGTGCAGCAGCCATAGTCACAAGCATGACATGTGACGGCACTAATGTTTATCTTGCTTTAACTGGCACAAACGCACCTGAGAAATACATTCTTGGGGCTACCGCTAACCTTACCTACGGAACTGAAACCCCTGACCTTTTGCAAGTTGCAGCCGGACGTATGATCGGTGCTTACGAAAACTCTATATACGAATTGGATTCAGCCGGTGCGAAAGCTAGTTCGTCATTAGATTATTCTCTCCCACTTGCATCAAGCAGATGGATATCTGTTACAGCGGCAGCTAATGGTATTTATGTTGCTGCTAATACAGACAACACTGGTTCTATTTACTATGTAGGTGTCAACAACGCAGACGGCACTCTTCGGACAACCACTATTGCCGCATCCCTACCACGTAACGAAACAATCAATGCAATAATTGCTTACGGTGGAGTTCTTGGTTTAGCTACCAGTACTGGATTTCGTCTTGGTCTTATTGACCAGCAATCTTCGGGAGTAACTATCGGTCCAGCTATTGATACTGGCGGAGCCGCCTTCTCTCTTGAAGTTGATAGTCAGTTCATGTGGTGGGGATGCAACTATGCCCAGGTATATCGTGCGGACCTTGCCCGTTTCACAGAAACACTTGTACCGGTATATGCGGCTGATCTAAAAATGAGTAGCGGTATTGTCGCAGATGACAAAGTTGTTTCTCTTGCTCGACTTAACAATTCAAAACTATTTCTTGCTATCAATAAGGGAACTGGGCCTGGTGTCCTGTATCGAGAGAGTTACACAAATGAAAAACTTGCAGAGGGTAGCTTTGTCGCCGGTGAAATAACGTGGTCAACTGTAGTTCCCAAACTTTTACGGTCAGGTGTTATAGATCTTGATCGCTCCCAGTTTGAACGCACATCTATTGACTATAGAGCTACAGGGATTGATTATGATGCAAGCACATATGAATACAGATTTGGTTTACCTACCTCTGAAGCTGCCGGTGAGATTCGTTTAACTGCAACCAATAACGCTGACATTGGTTCAACTCTTTTAGATATGGTAACTCAGGTACCACAAACATTTGATTTTGGTACCAGTAGCAAAACAGCTATTTCGTATGACCTTACAGGAACGTTGCTTCGATCAACGAGTGATCCCACCGTAGCTCCCATTCTCCATGACTGGCAACTCACCGCAGTTGCAGTACCCCGACGTATAGATGAGATCATTATCCCAATAGTTTTGCGACGCAGTGTCTTGACTGCTCGTAACTCAGGGGCACCAGCAAGTTTTGTAGCTGGGAATGTGTTTACTGCTTTGCGAGCTTTAATGGAAAATGGTACTGCAGTAACTTATGTAGAAGGCGCTCGTACTGATACCGTTACAATAGAACGATTAGAGATGCAACCTGAACGTCTATCCGATGACGGATCATGGTGGGAAGGTACCCTTGTAGCAAGGTTGCTTACCGTCCCGATCTGATAAAGGGCACATGACTAAGACATTGTTCTTTGATATAGAAACTGCACCTAATATGGCTTACGTCTGGGGCCAATGGCAACAAGACGTGATCGAACATGTGCGAGAATGGTACATATTATGCTTCTCGTATAAATGGGCAGACCAAAAATCTACTCATGTTGTCGGGCTCCAAGACTTCGAGCTTTACGACAGCGACCCAGAAAACGATGTGCATGTTATTGAAAAGCTGTGGGAATTATTAGATGAAGCTGACGTGGTTATCGGCCACAACTCTGACGCATTTGATATAAAGAAAGCTAACGCCCGCTTTGCCTACCACGACCTCGGTCCGACGAGCCATTACCAAACCGTTGACACATTAAAGATCGCACGAAGACATTTCAAATTTAACAGTAACAGACTAGGACACCTCGGAGAACACCTTGGACTCGGAGGTAAAGAAACCACAGGAGGATTTCAAACATGGGCAGGTTGTATGAGGGGTGACGTTAAAGCGTGGGGGATAATGAAAAAGTATGCGAAACAAGACGTTGATCTTCTTGTCGATGTGTACGAACGGTTACGTCCGTGGGCTACCACACATCCCAATAGAAACGTGACCGACGCAACTTTACGTGCATGTCCGACGTGCGGCAGCAACGAGCTACATAAGCGCGGTGCTCGGGTGACTCGGACCATGATGTATCAGCAGTATCAATGTCAACGCTGTCGGTCTTACTGCAGGGCGAGGCTGGCTGAAAATGTGGCACGTCCCGAAGTAGTCTAGCTAGTTACTCCGTAAAATTCGTGCCGTACATTTCTTGCATCGACATTTGCCAATCAAATACTTAGCTAGTGTCCCATGCTTTTTGAAATCAGACTTCTCCCACTCTGTCCAACCCCGCTCATCAATCTTCACCATTAGTAATCTTCTGGATTTTGTGAATCCTGTTTGATTAGCTCAGCCATTCGTATAGCTTCCGATTTTGTTTTATACCATTCACGAAGCTGACTATCACAGATCACTGCGTAGCCTTGAATGCTGAGTCCAGCCCCTATTCTTGCTGGCACAGATTGTACTGAAATCTCCATCGTTATCTCCAATCACGACGTTCTCTTTATTTTACCACTTAAAGTGACGGGCGAGGTGCCTTAGGGGAAAGGAGAGGAAACCCTAAGACACCTCGACCCTATTTTGTAGACCGACGCAACTTTTGGAGTCGCTTAACATTCTCATCTATAGAGAGTGATTCCTTTTTAGTTAATGCCAACGCTTTGTGTGTCTCTTCGATAGTAGTGATATTAGAATAGGGGTTTCGTAGGGCTTTGCCCTCCTCAGCGGTTCTGCGTAGGGTAGTTTCAAATGCTGATTCAGTGAATGCCCATGTGGCATCTAACGCTTCATAACATTCATTCAGTGACCACCCTGCGGTTAGTGCTGTCTCAACGAGGTGTCTGATTCGGACTGGTGCAGTACCAAAAGGTTTACGATCCAGTTCTTTCCACCATGTGTTCAACATTGTGGTTGTATCCTCGAACACTATTTGGGTGGGAGGATTCAAGTTAATTATATTGTCCATTCATTCTCTCCTTAACAAGCTGAGCAAAGGTATGCATCTCCATAACTACATACGCTCCGCCGGTCCCAAAGTTTCTTCGCTTGACTAATGCTGCACCGAATATTGCATCAGCATTGATTCGTTCTTGCTCAGTTTCTTTCATTATTTCTGACAAAGAAGAAAGAGCATCCTTCCTATTTTTACATTCGAATACAAATTCAGGTAAGTCGTGACATGAAATATCTCCCACGTCTTTAGCACCTGATAATGGCAGCCGTGCAAATTCTTTTTCAGTATACGCAGTAAGATACCGAACACACTCAGTTTCCCAAGCGGTCCCCTTTTGTTTTGATTTACTCATAGCTTCCCAAGATCAGGTGGCGATATTTCTTCTTCAACAAAATCTAAGTATTCCGTTAAAGCATTCTGAACCAGATAAGACATAGCTTGCATCATCTTATTATTTGGATCTACCTCTGTAGCTGGGTGACTTTCTAGTGCCTCAATAACTTGGAGTGCTTGGACTTCTACTCTATGAACAAAATCTTTAGGAACAACAACTGTCATAGTTGTAATAGAATCTGCAAGTATCGGTATGATAAAACTGCGTTCATCTTCCATCAAAAAGGTTCCTCATCGTTAGCGAAAGCTGCTTGCACAGTTTGGGCTGCTTCTTTAGCTACTCTATCACTAGCTCCTCCCTTCGGATGCCAGCGATATGAAGGCCCACCTTCGTCTGCATAGAGACAAAGTTTGCTACGTTTTTCACCTTCTTTCGACTCCCATTTGTCTTGCTTCATGCGTCCAATAAACATGACACGGCTACCTTTAGGCACCTCAGCCATGCGTTCAGCGAGATCACCAAAGCATTTCACATCAAACCAGTGAGTTTCTTTAGTATCATCACGGCCTGTTGTTACAGCTACCGGAACAGTAACAAATGCGTTACCTGATTTGGCGTATCGCAACACCAAATCCGTACCAACATTACCTGCTATAGATATATTACTCATCGCTTTCTCCTTCTCTCTTTTCGAGAATGTCTGCGAGAACATAGTTCCCGTCATGTTTATGCCAGAGATGTAGACCTAAGCCCAACCTCATCGCACATCTTTTAATACCATCAGACGCACAAGCCTTTAGTCTTGCTCCATCCGTCTTCCAGTTGCTCGGATTTTCGCACTCACCAACCTCTTGTATCGAGGTAGTTCGTCCGTCAACATCAACAGTAAGAGTACAGAGGCAACCAGTAACAGCACCATCAGCATCCCTAACAATATTGTCAATAGCAAAGTCATACGGTCCTACTATTCCTAATAGAAACTGAGTCACAATTCCGTGCGGTACATAGACAGCCGAAAACTTTCCCGGTTTTGTTTCAACAAACTTCTCCGAGAATGGTGTCGCTAACTTAGATAACTGACTCATAATGCTCCTTTATTCCAATCACATCTTCCTTAGTCAAAGGATTTTCTATTGTGCTATTCACACAGATATCAAAGTGTGAACAATACTTACATTCCCAAGGCAAATCCTCATCACCCCTGATCCAAAGCTCAGTCAATCCCTCAGGCAATAGCCCTGTCTCAAAGAACTTTTCAGCCATATCTCTATGCTGTTCCAAGAAATAAGTGGTGATGATAGACAACGATGCACCACTAGCTTCGTACGGTTCATGGATATTCACTACCCATTCGTACATATCTCCAGCACGAGCGGTGTCTTTCCATCTTCCTGGTGTCGCATCAGTACACATGTACACCAGATGAATGTAATGAAGATCTAATGCCAACGCATACGCACATGCCTGTAACAAGTGTTCTTCTTTTGGGCCTTCCTTCCGTGCTTTACGAAACCCATAGTTCCGCATCGTTTTAATTTCCAACAGCAACCGCTCACCTGACTCAGCCATGTACACCCCATCCGCATGACCCGAGGTCAAACAAGTAGGGATACTGACAGGGACTTCCGACTGGAAATCATGCACATCAGGATGGTCAGCAAATGCTTCTTGAATGTATGCGTGCATCATGTTGCCAATCTCTCTAGCAACAAACCCATTTACTGCATCCGGGCCACCATTAACAGTTGGCACTTCCATCGCATTCAGTACTTGTTTACGCTCGCACTGAGTGATACTTGACAGCCTTAGGAATGATCCGTCTGCTGTTGGTTTCAGTTCGGGTATGCGTACATACTCACGGAGAGCTAGCTCCGCCAGCTTTGTTTCGCTCATAGTTCTCCCCTTCTGAGCCCAGTCTATCAGTTCCCTCGGGCCTCATCAATGCGGCTATCCCAATAATTTGATTCAGCAACTTCGATATCATTGAGCATTTCTTCATATTCTTCATCACTTA